CTGCATCTGTTTCTCAATGATTGGACCACGATTGGGCCAATGAATGTATGGCTGACTTGCAGTTTTGTATAAATTTGTCAAAAAAGGCATAATAATCTTTTCTACTTGTTGCAGTCTTTGTTTATATTCTTCAACAGTTTCGTCTTTCTCTGCAATGACTGCCTGATACTCAACCTCATCTACGGTGCTGAAACCAAAATCATCGTCAGCATACTCTGCTAAAATTTTATTAATGTCGTAACTCATTTGTCCCATGCCTTTTGTGCGTTAAAGTTTTGTCTGCTGAATTCTAATCTATCTACCAGTTTCAATGCTTTACCAAGATGATCTACAGCAACAAAACCTTCTGGTGCTGTGATACGAAAACCATCATCAGTACGAACGAATGTGCCAATGCTTTTGATAGTTTCTAACTTACGAATGATCATCAACTTGGCATCAACAATTAGATTCATCAGATCAAATATCATCTTTAGTTGAATTGCATTTGAACGATAAAAACGTATCACCTCATTCTTTTCTTTGATTCGCTTTTGTTTTGTATCTTCTTTCTTTGCTGCCAAAATTTCTTTGTTCAGTTTTGCTTCAACATAGTTGATTAGTTCTTGTGTATGAATTCTGGTATCAGCAATCTTTTTACCTTCACGAACTTTTGTATTGTTAAATGTTTTAATCTGTGTAAGAAAAACATCCGATGCAGCGATACGATTCAACGTCAATGCAGGTATTGATTGAAACACACGACCAGCATTTGAAAGTATCGATGTAATTGTTGCTGTTTCTTCTTCGGTGAATGTGACCGAACCAGATGCATCAGTAAACGAAGCATCACGGAACCAAACATCTTTTGTTGTACTCAAGCGACCAATATCAATGTTGTATGATGCTTTCATTGTTTCAAGTGTCTTACCTGAATATGATGTATGAAACACAATGCCAACTTGTGCTGCCATCATTGCTTGTGCCAACTTTGATTTTGCTGGTACAGCATACACAATTGTATTTGGTTGAAAAATAATATACTCTTCACCAGCAATTGTTTCTTTTTCAATGTCACCCTTACTGAACATCATGTCACCTTGCAATACACCTTTGATGTTCAACTTCGGCAAAAATGCCAATGCAAGTTTCAATTTTTTGTTAAGACCTTCACTTGGATGATTTTCATCAATATCTTCATCAGTATAATTTAATTTTGCATTTTTTGCAAACACTGATTTGGTGCCAACAAAAAATTTACCGTTTTCTGGATTTGTGCCTACAAAGATAGCAGGTGCGCCATCCCATTTCGTGGTCACATTCATCTTTGAGCCAGAATAACCGGCAAGCATATTACGCAGAGAACGGAGAAACTCTATTGCTTCACGTGCGCCCGACACACCACCATTTAATACATTGTCTTCAAGATGCTCAAGATGAACATTCTTGCCTTCTTTGCTTTCTCTTAGATAGTCCATGAATTTCATAGTTTGACTACTACGCCTGTGGAAGGAACTTTATCTGTGACGACTATTCGACCTGCACTGTCGCCTCTTGATGGAGATTTCCCATATATTTTTGGAGTACCATCTTTTTCTTTTGCATCTGGATCAAATCTTTGATCTTCTCTTCTTGCTCTCAATCTAAAAAACAAATCATGTTCTTTAGCATATTTTTTAGCTTCTGTTAAAGTTCCGTTTAACATTAGCTGATTTGTTTTTGCATCATATCTTGAAGTTACATTCATAGGACCTATGTACATAAAATCAATAGGACCACCCATGTTTTTATTTCCAACTACGATTTTAACTTTATCTGATTCTGATATTTTTCCAAATACATCTGGAACTTTATCACCAGGCTTTAATTTTTTCTTCATCTTCAATTCTTTGTATGCTGTGTTCATAAAACTCTTAGCAATTCCAGGAACAGCCAATTCCAAACCCTTCAATCCACCACCAGCCAAAGAAGGAGCAGATTCGCCCTTCAGTGAACAATTTAGCGGAAGTTTTTTTCCATTCTTCATGTAGTAAATAACTACATCCGTATATGGTTCCGAACCACCAACTTGTCTTCCTGTGAATTTCTCTGCTCCAACAACACCCGTTACTATTGTTTTGCCTGCTACCACTGTGATTGGATTTTTAGCGTTTTTCTTTACTGCATTGTTTATACTATTAACAACACCAGTTTCTTGTCTTTCTGCGGAAGCACCTGCCATAAATCCCCCAAGTTATTAGAGTATTTATACTTTAAAGCCTCCGAACTTATTTTTCATACCAGATTGTCGTTCACGGTCACCAAACGTGTTCAGAGGCTTGTCATCGACCTGACCTGCGTCAATTAAATCATCTTGTGCGGCTTGTTCCACATCATACAGTTTCATCTTGGCTCTGTCAATCCCCACGACAAACCGCTTGAAATAGTTGGGATCATTGTAACGATTCTTGAGTTGCTTAATTAGTATTTGATTCAATTGTTGCAACTCTTCGGTACTTATCAAAGCAAACATAAAGTCTGCTGTAGCGGGCAAACCGAATGACTCAGAGGTGTCTTCTAAGCCGGGATCTGAACTTGTGAAGCCACTTCTAGTGGTCTGTGTAGCCGATACTATGGGAACATCAAACTCGACCGCTAGACCCCTCAATTCTTCTGCAATAGCCTTAACATAAGAATAACTATTTACGTTAGCACCGGGCTTGATTCTGGCACTTGCACAAATGTTAAGATAGTCAATAAAAATGATGTCAGGTTTGAAACTTTTCTTGAGTTGCAATTCATTTAACAAAGCACGGAAGTGTAATGCTGATGCTGCTGCTGTTGGATACTCTTTGATGATGAGTTTACCATGTGTGTTGACTTTCAGTGCAGAGAACTTTCGATCATAGTCTTGTTTGCTGATAGAATTCAAATCTGCAATATCAATATTCAATAGATTGGCATCAATACGTTCAGCGATTCTTTCTTCAGCCATTTCCATCGTGATATACAATACATTCAGACCTTGTGATAAACAAGAACCTGCAACGTGACACATGAACAGAGATTTACCAACACCAGTGCCAGCAAGTGCAATGTTTAGTGTTTTCTTTGGAAGACCGCCCTTTGTAATCTTGTTGAATAGATCAAGATCAAATGGTATCTTTGTTTCGTGACGATGGTAGAATTCAAAACGATTGTCAGAGTCATCAATATAATCGTGACCGACAGACCTGTCAAATGATACACCAAGTGCATCACTCAACAACTTTGGAATCATGCCCTTATCTTCTTTGTTTTCTCTTTCATCAAGAATCTTGACAGACTTCATGATGGCATTGTAGATTGCTTTGTCTTGGCAAAACTTTTCAGTTTGTTTGATGAGCCAGTCTACATCAGTTGGATCATTTTTGTCTGCATTGATTTCACGAATCATCTCAACTGCTTTTCTAACCTGCTCTTCAGTCAGTTTACGTGATTCGGTGAAGTTGATGACAAGTGATTCGTAAGTGGGAAGATGCTTGAACTGTTCTAGGTGATCGTTGATTTCTTCAAACAGAACCTTTTCAGTTGAATCTGCAAAATATTCCGTTTTCAGAAAAGGTATAATTTTTCGTGTGTAATCCTCATTGAATATCAAATTCTTCAGAATTATTGATTCTAACCTTTTCATTTGCCTCCGCATGACTTAATAGTATATCAGTTAAAATATCACCAATAAAAGTTTGAAACTCATTGTCTTGCATCAACTCTTCTACTGGTATGCTTGGTGTTGAAATTATTGTGTAGCTAAAAGTCATTCTGGCAAAATTTTCTTCTTCTTGAATTTTTGCACTTCCGTAATGATATAATACACCAGCAAATTTGCCAGTCTTAATTCCTACACCAGTTTTTAAATCTTCATCGTCAGAATCCAATAAAACATAGTCAATGTTATATTGTGGCTTCATCCGACTCTTCTTCCATATTGCTATCCTGTCCCATAATGCTACTATAAGTGATTTCATATTTCTTCCTTACAAACTCTTTGAAACGTTCATCAGCAAGAATATCTTTCCAGAACTCTTCAGTTTGTGTATCAGCAAATCGTTTTTTATCTAATACTTCACCTGTCTCTTGATCTACTTTAGCATACCAACCATTGCTTGGCTTAGTGACGAAATTGCCTTCGAGTGCGACATCCAATAAACCAGACCACTTGTTAATACCACCGTCAAAAGATACAGTAACGGGTATTTTAGATTTTTCTCTGACATATCTTGATTTTTCTACGTTGATGATGAAATTGTAACCGACAATCTCTGTGCCATCTTTGTCTTGTTGACGACCAAGAATCCAAATCGTATCGGCTGAATAATAAGAACCCGTACCACCACCCACGATATCTTTTGGAAACATACCAATCTCTTTGTATGTGTGATTGACAACGATCATTGGAATATCTTTGATTGTTAAATGTGGTGTCACCATACGGAACAACGACTTCATCTGTTTTGCTCGGCTCATGTCAGCAACAGATTTACCTTCAATTGAATCTTCAACTTCTTTCTTTGATGCCAAATTACCAATTGAATCTAGCACAATGATTACTTTATCATCTTTTTCAATATTTTGCAACTGATTCATGATATCGTGTTTTAACTGCTCAACATCAGTGATTGGTGTGTGAAGCACACGTTCGGTATCAATACCAAATGCATCAAAGTAACTTTGTGGTGTGCCGAACTCTGAATCGTAAAACAAAACTACAGCATCATCATACTTGTTCATGTATGATTTTGCCATAAGCAAAGCAAATGCTGTCTTGAAATGTTTTGATGGACCTGCAAACATCGTTAGACCTGGTGTAAGACCACCATCAAGATTACCTGATAGTGCCACGTTTACAATAGGCACATCGGTTTGAATCATATCTTTCTCGGTAAAAAACTTTGATTTAGAAAGTACCGACGTTTCTTTAATTGTTGATGCTTTCTTTAGTTTATCAAGTACGCTCATTCATATCTCCAATGTCTGCAATTTTGTCTTTTGGTATTACCGTGTGCTTATCATCCACAAAGAATGATTCTAACGTGCGTGACGGTGTGCTGTCAAGTTTTTTCTTCTTTACTACCTTTTTGATTGGCTCGGTTTCATCTTTCTCACCTTTGATTCTACGATATGTTTGATTTGCTGCTATCAATAATAACACAGCAAGTGGGTCAAACACAATAATAATGATGAAGATAACCAGTCGTACTGCTTTATCAATCAAATCACGATCTTGTGTGCCATAAACTACCTCTGCCACATATTTTATAGGCCCCAAATCCGATTCAGCCTTTTTAACTTCCAAGGATAAAGGGAGCTTCTCTTCCGTGAGTAGCTGTATTTCTTTTTGTAGCCTCTTAGTCTCAGCAATGATTCTCTCACGGTCTTTCTGTTGGGTTTTACGAATTTGGTTCGCCCGTTCAGCCCCCTTTTCATCTTTCGTTCTGCCCATAATTTGATCGACAGCCTCATCATACTGACTAAGGTTCTTGTTGTTCCTCTCAATCTGCGATTGAATAACTTTGATCTTTTCATCATAGATTTCTACCTTTGCTGCTTGTGGTGCTATTGTGCTTGAGTGTTCAATGTGTGCTTTTGACAAATAACCAAAAATGCCCATTGATGTGATGCCCATCAGCAATACCACAGCAATGAGAAAATAAAGTTTGAGTGCTGAGAATGTTGTTTTCCAATGATTGTACACCCACGATACAGTTACCAATTTTGCTGCTTCAAGCACAGAACCCATGATGATGATAGGCCAGTATGAACCTGGAAATATCTGTGCAAGACCAATCACTGAATAGTATGCTGCGATACCAGACAGTGCAAGTGCAGTTAAAAATGGTAGTATTACATGTATCATGGATTGCTTTTAGAATGTGGTACATCAAACACTAATACGATTCTATCTTTGTCTCCGATATTTTTTGCCGAATGTTCTTTTTTATTGTCAAACCAAAATAAAGTTCCAGGTTCAACAATAATTTTTTCATCATCTACAACATACTCATATGTACCCTGAATTGATAGGTGATATCTGTCTTTAGTCAAATAATATTTCCCAAAGTCTATGTGTTTACCAGTTATGCCACCCGGTGGTAAAGCAAGAAACCCTGCCCGTTTAAAATCTTTGAAGTGACGCTTCAAAAAACTTACAGCAGCAGTGTGACGATAGTATGCTGGTGCTGGCATACATCCCTCAGAATCAAAAACATATTCGTCTGGATGAGTAATTGTGCCAATCACAAGTTGAAGAACAGCCGCTTCACTAATGTATACATGAGGATCCAACACCTTGCTCTGTGCAATTTTTTGCTGATAATTCCAGTCAGTGGGATTTTCCTGTAACTGTTTCAATATCTTTGAGACATTGATGCCTGTCTTAATTATACGTATGTTTTTCACGAAAAAAAACTTTCCAATGTGTTTTGTTTCTCTGTTTTCCATCCAATACAATCAAGAATAGTTCGAATTGGTTCAACAAAAGATTTTTCAAATTGAGTTTCATAATCAATATATTTCTGCAACTCAAACTCCTTTGGCAGTCTTGTTGGAAAAGATACAACCATATCTCTAAACGGATTTGGTGTTTTGAGATAAGTGAACTTCAACTTTTCACCTTCTTGTATCAAAGGATACTTATTCATCAAATTATGCTGCTTCAAAAAATGATTGTATAATATTGCACCCTTGACATGAATTGGTGTGCCTTTCTTGTATATTGTAGCAGAATCAGCATACTCTTTCAATCCATTGCATCCACGTGGAAAAGAAATATCTTCAACGGGTAGTTTACGAAACTCTTCTCTAAAGTCTGCAATAAATTGATGTACCGTTTCTTCATCTGTGTTTACAATCAGATCAACTAGCTTATACATCTTGTCACGAACAACGGTAGGTGTTGATGACTTAACCATCTCAAGACCCATGACCTTGATTTTTGGTTTTGCATACTGCACACCTTCATTATTGTAAACATTCAGAATGTAACGTTTCTTTGCTGTCCAGATTCCTTTATCAGACAAGCCTTCACGTTTCATTTGCATTTTTTGGTCGAATGCATGAACATATTCAGCAAGTTCCTGATAACTCTTATCAATATATGGTTGAATTTTCTCTTCACAGATTTTGTCCATGAAGGCGATAACTTTCTGAGTTTCTGGTTTCTCTTTATACACAGAGTCAACAAGTGGACCAAGATTGAGATAGATTGAATCTGTATCTGAAGCAATAACATAGTCAGTATTAGATTTTAAAATTTTATTTAAGTATTCGTTGAGTTTGTTTTCAATCCAACGAATAGACAATTGACCTGCTTGTGTAACAGCAAGTGCTTGGCGCAAATCATAGAATCGAAAATACTGAGAACCCATTGCACCATAAGCAGAGTTCAATGAAACTTTTTTAGCCAACTGTAGATTATTGTATCTGGCAATTAGCTTTTCAATGTCTTTTCTTTTTGCTGGATCTTTTTCATTTTCATAATCTTGTTGTGCCTTCAACATTTCCTTTTTGAATTTTTTACGTCCCTCATACATCTCAACCATCATTGCTGGAAGAAAGCCTTGCTTATCTGTACGAAAGAACTGACCATTTGGCGTAATTGTCACATTCTTCAGAACACTTGTATCAAGACTTTTATCTAGAAAATTCTCTACCGATGAGTTGACAGAAAGTTCACGCATCTCACTAGTGTAATCACTTGTTTCAACAAGAGTTTCTGGTGAAATGTTGTATTGCATAATCAAGTGTGGATACAGACTGTTTAAGTCAAATGATGCAACCCAATTGTGCAAACCAATTTTTGGTTCTTTGACATATGCACCTTCGAATGCCTCACTCTTTTTTGCAACACGGCGTGGTGGAACAACAATCTTTTTGTCAAGCAAATAGTTATAGATCAGTGCGTCCCACATTCTGGTTTGTGCAAAGACATCATCAAAGTTTGTCTTTGTATCATAAGCTAGAGTTAATGCAAGTTCAATTAACTTTAGTTTGTCTTCAAGTTTGAGAACAAGTCTTACGTCTTTAATATTATAGTCGATAAATTTTTGGTAGTCTAGCTTGTAAAGTGCATGAAGACTATCATACTCATCATAAGAAAGTTTGCTCTCATCCAATTCAATATTGGCGACAGTATCCAATCGATAGTTTTCGATGTTTTTACCACCAGGTGCATACCATTGATACAGTTCAAGATAGTCAAGTGCGGATACACCAACAATATCATAAACTGTTTGTTGTTTACCTTTAAACATCGTGTCTCTTTGAGAAATTACTTCCCACGGAGACATCTTTTTCGCATCATCTTCACCTAGTATACGTGTGATACGATTAACAAGATAAGGAACATCAAAGAACTTGATATTCCAACCA